GGTGTGGATACTGATGAAATTCCACCTTCAGAGTTACTCCCGTACTTGGAGAAGGACGTACAGAATACTGCGTTCATCTTTAAGGAGCAAGTTAAGGGAGCTGAGTTACTCGATATTCAGGCGTTAATGAGTGTGCAGATGGACGCACTGCGTGCAACTATTGAGATGAATCGCAATGGTATGGCAGTCGATTGGGACTACTTGCACAAGCAGTGTGACGCATATGGCAAAGACATTGAGCAAAACCTAACCGCTATTAGTAGCATTGCACCTGACCTTGATGCTAGTAGCCCAAAGCAACTATCGCTGTATTATTTCGGTGGTGTTGAGAAGGTACGTGAACGTGTGCCTACTACACCTAAGAAAGATGGTACGCCACGAACCAAGTGGGGTGAGGTTGAGTACACACGAGAGGGTAAGTATCCGCCATTCAACGAAGTAGGTAAGGGTGGCTACTACAGTACAGATGACTCTGTGCTACGTAAGCTAATTGACCGAGGTGATGAACTTGCATCACACATTCTTTCATTACGTAAGAACAGTAAGATTAAGGAGACATACTATGAAGGGTTAAACAAGCTACGTTTTCCAAGTAATGTTATCTATCCTAACCTAAACCACACAGGCACTAAGACAGGTAGGCTATCTAGCAATAACCCAAATCTACAGAATCAAACAGACGAGGGTGATGTTAAACGTGCTTATGTTAGTCGCTATGGTGATGATGGTGTTATACTAGAGCTAGACTATTCACAACTAGAGATGGTTGCGCTAGCGTACATTGCTAACGACCAACAACTTATTGATGATATTAATAACGGCAGGGATATGCACCGAGAACTTTACAAGGAGATGTATGGACGATACCCAACAGACAAGGAACGTAAACCATTCAAACGATTCAGCTTCCTGCTGGTCTATGGTGGTGGAGCAACTACTCTCATGGCGCAGTCAGGATGCGACAAGCCAACTGCACAACGATTCATCCGAACATTCTACAATCGCTACCGAGGAGTTAAGGAGTACCATGAACGCATAACCAAAACTGCAGAAGCAGAGAAGAGCGTAGTGTATGACCCTAAGACTAGTGGGCCTAGACATTACTATACTAATATCAGCCCAACTGGTAGAAGGTATATATTTCACACCTACTACAACGACTACAAGAAAGATTATACTTTCAGTCCTACAGAACTAAAGAACTGGCCTATCCAAGGGTTTGCTACTGGTGACATTGTGCCAATGGCTGTAGGTTCGTTGTTGCGTGCATTAGAACGTGCTAACCTAAGTAACAAAGCACTACTAGTAATGACTGTGCACGACAGTGTGGTACTTGACATACCTAAATATTTGTTGTATACTGTGGCTTCCATCGCTAAGAATGTACTTGAGTCTGCACCAAAACAACTGAAGACATTCTTTAACATTGATTTTCCATGCAAGTTATCTGTTGGCGTAGAGTACGGCAGTAATTGGCAAGACAAGAAAGAACTGAAACTATGAGCTATATCATTGAGAACATTACTAATAAGCAAGTCAACACTAAGTTTGGCCCCAAGCCAGCTTACTCTGTTAAAACTGCAGAGGGTTGGTTTAGCTACGGCTTCAAGAAACCAACGTTCAACATTGGTGACGAGGTTGACTTTCAGTATACTGAGAACACCTACGGCAAGAACATTGACCATGCGTCTGTACGTATGATTAATAAAGGAACTGGTGGTGCTGCTCCTGCACCTGCTGCAGCCCCTGCTGCACGACCTGCGTATGCACAGAAAGTGTTTCCTATTCCATTGCTACATGGTGACCGAGCCATTGTACGACAGAACTCTGTAACCAATGCCACTAAGCTGGTTGTAGAGACGAGTGGTAAAGGCAAGTCGCCTGAAGAACTTGCTCAACAAATCATTGACGTTGCACGTATGTTTGAAGCATATAGTTGTGGCGACATTGAAGCACAAGCAGCAGAAGCACTTGGAGAACCTAATGCCGATTGATACTTTAGTAGCTGACATTTACGATGTGGTAAAGGGGGCGAAAGCCCCTGCTACTAGTAACAACAATGTAAATGTTAGCTATGACAAGTGGTTTACACCACGCAGTAAAGAGCGTGAACAGAAAGTACTTTACTTCAGTGAGGTAGGTGACCCCTGTTTGCGCCGCCAGTGGTTTAAGTATAACCAACCCGAACAAGCAGAGCAGTTAGATGGCAACACTTTGCTAAAGTTTTTCTATGGAGATATTTTAGAAGAGCTAGTGCTACAAGTTGCCGAGGATGCCGGTCACGAAGTTAGTCATAAACAAGAAAAAGTTGTCTATGAAGCTGATGATGGTTGGATAGTACGAGGGCGCATTGATGCAATCATTGATGGAGTAGTTGTAGATGTTAAAAGTGTCACTAAATATTCAGAAGAAAAATTTAAAAAAGGATTGGTTGATGACCCATTTGGATATTACCAACAGTTAAACGGCTATGCATCTGCTCTTGCTAATGATTCTGCTGGCTTTGTTACTATTCAAAAAGAACTAGGTCATGTCGCATACTACCCTATTGAAACACATAGAGCGTTGTTTAACACACAAGTTAAGCATTCTATTGAGGGTGTGTCAGAGAAATCTTTTGAAACTCTTCCGGGCTTTGCTCCCGTCCCGCAGTCTGCTACTAGTAGCAATACAAAACTGTGTGCATCTTGTAGCTATTGTTCGTACAAAAAACAATGCTTTCCGCAAATGCGTACTTTCTTGTATAGTAGCGGCCCTGTCCATCTTGTTGATGTTGTGGATACTCCACGTGTTCCCGAGGTAACCAATGAAGATACTAGTAATACCTGATTGTCAAGTTAAAGAAGGCGTTCCAACAGAGCACCTTACTTGGGCAGGAAATGCTATGGTAGAATATAAACCAGATGTCATCGTATGTCTGGGTGATTTTGCTGACATGCCTAGCCTGTCCAACCATGACACACGAGGTAGCAAATACTTTGAGGGTTTGCGTTACAAAAAAGATGTTGATGTAACCAAGAAAGCTATGCAGCAAATGCTGCAGCCATTGCGCGACTTTCAAGCAAAGTCTAAGAAGAATAAGGAGAAAGCATATAAGCCACGCATGATAATGCTTATGGGCAACCATGAGAACCGCATCAATCGTGCTATTAATAACAACCCTATGCTTGAGGGAGTGATAAGTACCGATGACCTTTGTTATCAGGCTGATTGGGAGGTGTACGATTTCCTTCACCCCGTATTCATTAATGGTGTTGGCTTCAATCACTATTGGCCTGTCGGAGCACTTGGTAGACCTGCTTCCTCCCCTAATGCTATTATTAGTAAGCTACATATGTCTTGTGTTGCAGGGCATCAACAGGGGAAGTCAGTGGCCTATGGTAAGCGTGCGGATGGAACTGCTATATGCTCTATTATTGCCGGTAGTTATTATATGCACGATGAAAGCTACATGGATAAGCTCAGTAATCGGCATTGGCGTGGGCTTGTGATGTTGCATGAAGTAGAAGATGGAGCTTTTGATGAGATGTTTTTAAGCATAGAATATCTAGGGAGGAAGTATGGATGAACTACCAAGAAAAGTTGTTACGTGTTACTAGTATAATTGAGGAGAACTTTGATGATGCATCTGAACTTATATCAATACTTGGACTTTCTGTAGAGGACATTATAAACATGTTGCCTGATGCTTTAGTTGCAAACTACAATAAATTTATCACATATGACGACACTGAAGAAAACACATCTGAAGAAGACGAAGAAGAAGACGACGGAATTGGAGACTCTTGGGAAGAAGAGGAAGAGGACAGTTATTAATAACGCATTTGAAGACGAATCATTTTTGGAGGTAAAGGAATATGTTTATGGAGAACTTCTTGAAGACTACGAACACGATGATAGAGCGAACGCTAGCCCTGTACGACTTCAACAAAACTGAAGAACTGATGAGCCAGCTAGGATGGAAATGGGCTACTGGTGTAGATACTATGGGTGATGGTATTCCTACGCAACATGCCATGTGGAGGATGGCACGAAACTTACTTATCGAAGCTTACAAACGAAAAACTACGGTTTCATCAGGAGGCTTTGAAGCTCGTTACGAGAATGGGGAGTTGTCTCTACGTTTCGTTCCTATAGAAAGCTATACGGATAGTATGGATTTGGATGAAGGTGAAACAGAAGATGATGAGGTGGAAGTGAGTGGTGTTCCATACAAGGTTCCGAAGTCATCTATCAAAGCTCGTAAAAAGAAATAAGTTTCTTGAATATAGTTTGTTTTAAAGTCGAAAGAATATAATGAATGATGAACTATACGAATATTTCCAAACAAAAAAAGGCTTAGAAATTAAACGCTTGGCTATAGAGGCTGGGTTTATTGCGTGGGATGAAGAAGAATGGAAACCTGCTGGTATTGTTTTTGATTGGGCTGGAGCAGATGACGAATCGCTGGTTAAGTTTTGCCACTTGGTTGTTCGTAAATGTGCTGACATTGCCTACGAGGTGGGGCTACATCGCCAAACCAAACATGAAATCCTAAGACGCTTTGGATTGAAAGTGACTGATGAGGATAAAGTAGAACCACTTGACAGTAACATCTCAGTAATGAGGCAAGCATCAGATGCCATCAGTAATGTTTTAGCTGGTGGGGAGTTTGATAACCCGGTATGTGACTTGAAGCAAGCTGCATTAGCACTACACAAAGCCATTGCATCGTCAGAACGTGTTAACAAAACGGCAAAAAACGAACATGAGGATTGGTATGGACAGTGGCAATGGCAGTGTGGCTATGAGCGCGGCTGGGACAAGGCAATGGAGCATGTAGAAGCAAAACTAAAAGAGAAGAACAATGGCTAGTTGGTTAATTGCAACAATTGGATTTATCTACTTACTAGTAGCGTTTGACTTGTTTGTCAAAGGGCAGGTGGGGCTTGCCATTGCTTTCTTAGGATATGCACTTGGTAATGT